TGCAATTCCGTTGAAGATGCCTTTCATGGCATTCATGAAACCGTCAAACTTTGCCTTTACCGCATCCGTAACCTTGTGAACAATCTCTTGCACCTTCTCAAAGATTTCTTTCCAATGTTTCTTGAGATAAAAGGCTGCAGCGACAAGTAGACCAATGGCAAGAATGATTCCACCAGTTGCAAGAATCATGGCAGCGTTCGCCGCGATCCAAGCGGCAGCAGTCGAGACAGCCGAAGCGATACCTGCAGCACCAACAACTGCGTAATACTGAATCTTGAAAGCAGTCCACTCGATAGTCTTTGCCATGTCGACAGCAAAAGATTTGGCTGAAGCAATAGTCGCAAGAGTCAACTTGGTGATGTACGCAGCGATAGCGCCCACAAGAATTGTGCCGATAACAGAAGCAAGAATGAGGGCAACCTGGCGATGCTTATCAAGATAAGTGATTGCCTTGCTAATACCGTCAACCATCCTTGTCAGAATAGGAATCAACTTCTCGCCAATAGTCACAAAGACTTTGTCAGTATTTGCTTTCAGGCGCTCCATCTTCCCTGCAAGAGTTTCGGAGGCAGCCGTAGCCTGACCACCAATCTTCTCTTTCAAGACGTTCATAATCTGAGTGCCGGCCTGAGCCGTCGCATTCACCTTGTGTTGCGCCTCAACAAGTTTGTCGTGAGCGCGAGCCAACTGTTCAGAACTCACCTTCGTCTTCTTGTTGTTATCGTGCGACTTTTCAACAAGTTGGTTGTATGCCTTCTGAGCCTTCTCCAAACCTGTGTGAGCCTTCTGTAAAGCCTGAGCACCGCCAGCAGCAACAGGCAAATCAATGCCCAAAGACTTCAACGGCTTCAAGAAACCCTCATGAGCCTTAGCCACAGCAATGGCAGCCTGAGCCAACGGGATATGCTTCATGCGAGCAAGGTCAGCTGCAATGCTCATGTCCTTGAGAGCCTTTTGAGGTGATCCAAGAGCAGTGGTCAGATTCGCCATAGCATCTTCAGTTTCATTGTCAGTGAAACCAAGGTCACGCATCTTTGAGGACATTTCCTCAATCTGTGGAGCAATCTTTTCAAACTCCACACCAGAGTTTTTGACAGCAGTTTGCAGGCGCACATGCGCAGCCTCAAACTCATTGGCCATCTTTACAGATTCATAACCGACACCTGCAGCAACAACACCCAGACCAAGCAATGCACCCTTGCCGATAGCGGCAACTTTCGTGAACGTGGTCTTTGAAGTGGCCTCAACTTCACGCATCTCAGCGCGAGCCTCGCCCATCTTGGCAGAGAACTCACCGATGGACGCTTTCAGTTCAACGAAGATTGGTGGCAACATACCCATTACAAAAGACCTCCACGTCGCTCAACTGCTTTGCCCCACGCCTTTTGATAGACGGCCGGCATCTTAGGCTCAGCCTTCTCAACGGCTGGCTTGAAGTATGGAAACTTGCGTTCCAGTTCATGCTTCTTCAGGTTGTTCACTTTGCCACCGATACCGACACCGCCAGAGAACCATTTGCCAACCTTCTTGGGTCGACGAACTCCACCCAAACCGCCAAGCAAAGCACCTGAGAACTTGCCAGGGCCACCTGAGCGAGGATTGTTTGTGTTACCGCCTGGAGCAGTTCTGATGGTTCTGTTGTAAACCTTTGACGTTCCACGCTCAGTCCATCGAGGTGGGCCTTTAATGTTCTTGCGAACCTCACGCTTGACCAAAGTTTGTTGAGCCTTCAGCGCTTTGATTGTGGCAAAGTCAATGTTGCGCTCGATGTCTTTCGTCGTTGCCTGAAATCGTTCCACGCCATGAACAGTCACCGAAATGAAATCAGGCATTGGCTTCCTCAACTTGTTTATTCTTGACGCGGGTATATGTGTCGTCGATTGCAAGAAGCCAGTCCAAAGTTGCGGCTGGTTCACGTTCAAGCTGCGATGGAGTGCATCCCATTAGTTTGCAGAGCCGATACGTTCGAAGGTGTTCAGGCATAGAACCTCGAACAGTGCCGCCCTCAAGCGCTCGCTCTAAACGCTTAAGGGCTGACCAGGGGAATCTTCGTCAGTATCCAAACCAAAGTTCGGCATCATTTCAGTGATGTTGTCAACGACAGACTTTTGAAGAATCTCATAGTCACTAGCTTTCAAGTTCAGCACAGAGTCCAAAGACACTGGCGACTCGAAAGACCACGACTCTACTCGAGCAACAATCAACACGTCGTTGAGATCGTTGAAACTATCCAACACATCAGGGTCAATTGTTGCCGCAACTTCTGCAGCCTTCGCCTCGTCAGTCAGGTCGGTGGGCGCAGACTTTAACGCTTCACCGGCCTGACCTTGAGACACTCTCATCATTGCCTTCTCGACTGGACGGCGGAGTCTGACCGGCACATCTTGAGGCTGGCGAAGGATTGCCCAAGCGCCATTGGTGAGTTCTAGTTTTTCCGACATGTTTATTCCCCTGTCTTAATCGAATTAGATTGCAGCGTCTTGTGAGACAACTGTGATGGTGAGTGGTTCGGAAGGTGTTCCAGTGGTGCTTCCATCGTATGCAGTGAAAGACACATCCAAGTCGACAGGGCCAGGGCCAGTCACGTTTGGTGTGTCAGCGTCGTACTTGACGTACGGAAGGCTGATGGTGATGGTTTCGTACGTTGAACCCGAAATCAATGCACCCTGAAGCGTCACAACAATCGCAGCGCTTGCATCAGAGATGAACTTGCTGAGGATGACAGTGTCAGTGAACTCAACCTTCATCTTGCCCGAAATCTTGCGGAAACCATTCACAATCTGTTCTTGCTTCAAGCCAGTTCCGTCGAGGTTGTAACGGTCAGTCTTGATGGCATTGTCAACAGTCAGCGTGAAATCCTTCACGTTGATGGCTGCAGTTCCATCGATGGTGACAGTTCCACCAGCGAACGTGTAAAGGCTCGAAGCGCCAGAGATTGTGTAGGACGGAGTCTGAGCTGCAGTCGAGGTGGAGAACTTTGCAGCGTCAATGGTGAACTTAGCCTTGGCAATGTCACCGTTAGCAACCGACAACTCGAAGCCAGAAATCTTGCAACCCGACAGAGTCTTGGTGGTGTACGAGCCAGAGTAGTTTGGAATCTTCACCTGCATGGAGAAGTTGTCACCTACTGGATCGCCGAACGTGTAGGCGGCCGAGTAGACACCGCTGGACACTGTGGTTGGTGCGACCTGATTAGCCATAGCCAAACCAAACAACAAACCTGTTCCACGCGTAGGCAAGTCAATTTCGAAATCACCCGAAGCGTCAGACGTGACAAGAACACGACGGCCAGCACGCATCGTGACACCGCCACCACGAAGGCCCATGCCTTCTTTGATGTTCTTGTTGAACTTCAAGTTCTCATTGTTGAACTCGTAAAACTTTGAAGCAGTAATTGAAGCAGGGAACACGCCAAATGACGATTCACCTGTGAAGATTCCAAGCGAGGAAGCAATACCAGCACCGACAGCCATGTCTTATTCTCCTTGTGCAGTTTCTGCCGACTGAGCCGGCTTTGATTTGGACTTCGAGGTGGAAACTTCCCACACCGAAACTTGAGCAACGAAACCTTCAACAAGACTGTCGTCGATTTCAATGGATTCGCCAGCCTTGATGATGGCGCTAAGGTCAGGGACTTCAAGGTCATCTGACGTGATGTTCTTCAGGGTTGCCACAGTGACTCCTATGTTCGGGCTTTGTAAGTGATGGTGAATGAAATAACAACCGCCACACCAGCATTGGTCTGGCGATACGACGTGGTATTCGAGCTGATTCCTGCAAAGAGGCAAGAACCGCCAAGAGACGGGTCTAGACGTATTGCAGTATCAACAGCCGACATGATGGCAAACGCTCGTGTTCGACGACTTGTGAGGTCTGTCGTGCCATCCCATGAGGCAAGGAAGCAATCCACGCTTCCGTCCTCAAACATCTTTTTCGCACCAATTTGGTCATAGGTTTGAGTCAGCGATACGGCTGTCACGTCACCATCGTCCGAGCCATCGTGACCGACTGCGATGAAGTCGCCAGGAAAGGTTGAGTCAACCTCAATACCGTCAAAGATGCGGACATTAGAAAGGGAGCTCGAAGCGCCCAGTTGAGAGATGATGCCAGCAACTACGGCTGGGAAAGCAGTGGTAGCCATCAGCATACGCCCGGAAGGCTGGCAGGATCGAGCAACTCCATTGCGCGACGTGGAAGAGAATAGGTCGGCGTTGTGTAGAAGTCGTCACCTGCACCCATGCGATTCATGACAGTTGCAGCGCCACGCTGAGTCTGCCAAAGATGGCGCAGGATTTCCAACACGCCTTGCTGAACTGCTGGCGGTGTCACTGTGTACCCTGCGATATAGGTCACCGTGACAGCATTCACGCCCGATGCCCAATAGCCATACGCACCGAACGACGATGAAGCCGACAAGGTCGAGGTGGTCAAGCGGTAGAGTCGCTGACCGGTGTCATCCAACTTGTAAGAATTAGAATCCAAAGTCACGCCAGACTCGACAACCGTCGTGATGCTAATCGCACGAGGCGAGCGCAGACGAAGAACGTCAGTCTGTCCGTCATACATTTCCACCAAGGTACGACGGCCAAGGACAGCGCCAACATAATTCTCGGCAAGGTCTTGGGCAGCGTCAATGAATCGGCGAATCTCATCCTCGTCAGCTGACGCGGCAGGGATGTTGAGATGGCTCAGCGCCATGTCATACGAGATGACCGGCAGAGTTGTCAGGTCACGAACAGTGAACTCATCAGTGAACGCTGAAGCATTCGTGCCAGTAGCCACCCAGCGGACTGTGTGACGACCTGAGAGCGTCGGAGTGTAGGCGATGTCATAAAGACCAGCACCGCTATTAGTAACGCTAGGCGTTGTCGTAGAGCCGTCAGGCTTAGTGATGGTGCAGATGACAGAAGTTGCATTCTGAGCAGTCCCTGCGCTGTTAGTGATAGTGATACCAAGAGCAACAACATCACCCAAGTCATAAGATGCCATGCGTTATCTCACTTTCATCGTGGCGGTCGGAATAGGTCGAGGTTTCGTGCTGGCGGTCGCAACCGTTCGCTGTGAAGTCTTAGCACTAGCAACAGTCCTAGCATGAGTGGTGGCCACAGGAATGACACGGTTTGCAGAACTACCATTGGTGATAGTGAAATCGTAACTTAAAGGCAAGTCGTAGAACGCGGTTCGATCGTAGGAAGTGCCAGAAGTAAGCGAGGCGGTCGGCTGACGTGGCTTCATCGAGGTCACAATGTCACTTCACTTTCAAGCTAGTCCGGTCAATAGCAATCGACTTGCAGCAGTCTGCGTAACTGTCGCAGTCTTGTGTGGGGCATCCTGTTCGGCAAGCCACTACGCCAACCTAAAGTACCAAGGTGTGCTTGTTGCTGCCGTTGAAGTTACTGCACCAGAAATGTCTGTCTGCGCTGAACTGAAAGAGATTTGTGGAAGAATAGTTCCGCCAACCAATACCGCACCACCCAAAAGATGATAGGCGAGAAGTGGAAGTGCCGATGGAGTACCAGACCACGTTGCAACCATACCTACTGCATAAGTAGTTCCAGCAGTCAATGTAGTTGATGAAATGGTGAAATCGTAAAGTGATGTTGTTGATGTAAAAGGTGATGATTGCCATGCTGAGATAGCACCAGAAATAGGTGTGATTGTTGAACCACTAACTGTAAACAATGCGGCTTTGGCCTGTGGCGTAGTTGCACCAGACCAGTTAGCGGCAGTAAGACCAACATAGTTAGAAATCTTGGTAACAGTAATGTCCTGTTCAGGGGTAAAAAAGTAAGCACGTAAAGAACCTGAGGCAAGCGCAGTAGTAGCAGAAACAAACATTCTTGAAGGAACATCAAGCGTAGTAGTTCCCTGATAAAACTTTGCACGTTGCTGAGTCAACGTAGCGGCAGTATTAGTAATCTTTGACGGACTCAACGTGCTAGAAATACTTGCATCCACAACGCTGCCAGCCGTAGGCGTAGCCGTAACAGTAATGTCAGCCGTGCCATTAAACGACACACCGTTAATGTTTCTTGCAGTTGCAAGGGCTGTTGCCGTATTAGCATTACCAGCGGTAGTCGCAGTAGTTGCAGTAGAAGCAGCAATAGTGCCGGTCAGCTTAGAACCATCAGTAGCATACGTCAGGCTAGTCCAAGTGCTTGATCCTGTACCAATCTTAAACTTGCCCGTATCGGTTTCAAACCCAATTTCACCAGCAGACAATGTAGGATTGACGCTAGTCCAGTTTGCAGCCGTGTCACGGCGTACTTGAATCTGTGTAATCTGTGCCACAACTAACTCCTTGTGTATGTTTTGATAATGTCAACAGCTCTATTGAACATTCGACTTGCGTAGTACCGGTTTCCTGCGGGATTTAAATGAAAGTCAGAATAAATGTAAATCTGACCATTGCCCGTGTTGTTTGGATTAGTGCTGTTGCTTGTTCCAGTAACCCAGCCTTCGTTGTAGATGTTTACTGCACCGATAACGTTAGTGGCAGCGGTTGCCGCCGAATATACGGTTGAGGCATTAAGGGCTAATGCTGTGCTGCTTTGCGTATTTGAGCCACGTGTGAACACAATAATTTTAGTGTCAGGCAAATTAGTTTTAATGTAGTTGTAGACGTATGTTGCATGGTCACCCAGACGATACGAGGACGCAGTAAATCCATCGTCGTTAGTTGTACCAAGAAAAATAACAAGGTCAGGGTTGATAGTTGTGACAATAGATAAACGTGCAGGGTCGCACCAGTTTGCGCCACTAGCTGTAGCATCAGTTACATAACCCAAAATAGGGTCAACGTTTGTACCACGTACATAGCCTGTGCCACCAATAGAAACATTGTGATAGTCCACGTTTAGCATTTCGCCAAACTGCAAAGCCAGATGGTCAGATAAGTTAGAAACGCCAGCAACACCAGCCCCACCAGCAAACCAAGACCCATCAAACAAAGCAACTTTAAGTAGTCGTTGCTCTACAGGAAAAATAGTTTCAGTAACATCTTTCAAACCAATACCACCAAAATCGGCATTAGCCAACATGACACGAATACGACGTTGAGCCGTAGACGGCAACACCACATTGTAGTAACTGTTCACATTGTTTGTGCTAGTTGGAATTACGGCTGATGTGGTAGTAGGAACGCCGTCAATCCACACCCAAATCTGTGCAGCATTAGTTCCACGAGAGTTGTAACGAATGTCAAAGTTACTGCCGTAGTAATCGAACTCAACCCAAAACGTACCGTAACCATAGTTAGCGTTGCGGTAGTAGCTTGTTCCGCTACCGTTTGTGATCACGCTGGCGTTTAACCCACGAAAATAAAACTTGCCACTGTTGTATGCGTAAACCGATGCACCCGAAATGGCTGAACTGCTAGTGCTAGAAATCAGTGAAGTGTTAGCAGTAGGAAAAGCATTAGTTGGGCCAGTAGCCTTAGCAAGAAAACCATCAAACTTAGACTTAAGTGCAGACGTACCCTTGGCATCATAACTATTTGTCAAAGACACTGCACCGGTCAAACCATCAACAGAAGAAACACCTGTAGTGATCGCTTGCCACTGCGTGTCATAATCTGCGCCAGACTTCTTAACTAACGCCTGACCAGTAGTTCCGCCAGATGGAAAACCAGCACCAGTAGGGCCAGCAGGACCTTGAGGCCCAGCAGCACCAACAACAGCAGGAATCCATGCCGAACCATTCCACACTTTAAGTTGTGTCATGCTGAACCACCATCAAGATTAGTAATGTTAGAACCATCAGCATTAGCCTTATCATTGACCGCATTGACTGCATAGTCGGCAGAACTCTTAGCAGTAACAGCTAAGTCGTAAGCAACTTTTACACTGTTAGGTGTAGCCGCAGTAGTAATGCTAGTGCTAGAAATTGAATCAGTTAATTGAACTGCACCAGATTGTGAAGTGGTTGCATCTTGAATACCAATCGAACCATTGATGTTGATTGTGCCACCAGTAAGCGGAGCAACAGCAGTAACAGTTCTGACAGTACCAGTGCCGTCAACAGTTTCCCAAGCAACATCATAATCAGAGTTACTACCCTTAGCCAAGACTTGACCATCAAGACCTCCAGCAGGAACACTGCCAGTAGTTCCAGCGGATGAAGTATCGAGCCACACCACGCCCGTGTTAGTTGGTGCTGTTGCCTGAGTGACAATACCTGCCGAACCAGTATCACCCTTAACGCCCTGGCTAATATATTTCCAAGTGCCAGATGTAGTGTCGTAATACTTAATAGCACTCATGCTGAACCCCCGTCAATAGCAGTCTGATAAGTGACATCGTTAGGATCAACCCACAGCTGAGAAGTGTCAGTCGGTGCAGATGTAGAAATCTTCACATTGTTCTGTTGAGTCAACGTCATAGACAACCACTGATTAGTGTTAGTGTCCCAATACTTTAGAGCAGTCATGCTGAACCCCCAGAAATAGTTCCGCCAACAACAGTCGCACCAGTCATCGTCACAGTGCCAGTAAACGTCGGGTTATTAAAATCTGCCAGAGCAAGGGCATAACCCAAAGAGTTCCACCGAGTAGACCCATCACCAATTTTAAACTTGCGAGTATCAGACTCAAAACCAAACTCGCCAGCATCCAAAATAGGATTAGTAGAAGTCCACACAGAAGCAGTACCACGACGAGTCTTAATAGAAGTTAGTTGTGTAGCCGGTGTACCACCATCAAACACTGCAACCTGTGCAGAACTCGTTGAAGTGTCAGCCCACAACTTGTCATGGTTAGAAGGGGCAGTGCCACTGAATGCAACACCTGTTCCTGCGCCAATAAGCACTAGACGGTCTGCAACGGTCGTGGAAGACGACTGAGGGTTTACCCCTAGTGTGGCTTGAATGGCCTCGATAGCGTCGTTAGCGTCGCTGTGTTGCGTATGGTGAGGCACTGTGGCGGAGTCGAGCGTGTCCGAGGCTGATGGATTACTGAACGCATCTAAAGCGCTAGGATAACTGGAAGCCATGCCCACTCCTTGAGATTAGAACTTCGCCCAAAGCCAGGGGAAACCTTGGGCGAAGTTGTCTTATTTGCTTGAAAGCCAGAGATCGTGCTGGCGCTCATCAAGCCAGAATTGTTTATGGTGACCCAAGATTGCGCCAGTGTGGGCAAAGATAGGGAAACCAAGAGCCGTCGCCTTGCGACAGAACAGCAAGTCCTCGCTGAACCAACGGCCATCAAGAGCGCCATCAAAGAACCAACACCAATCAGTTCCCTGATTAGGACTAGCCTTTTGACGCATCGCCTCAAGAACCGAACGATGAACCAACAGGCAACCAGTGCCAGCACCGTCAATCTGTGTCACTTGGTTCTTCGGGTAATTGTCGAACGGAAGCATTGCCCCGTCAGCTGCCAACTCATAAATCGCAGGGACAGGTCGAAGCGACTCATTCTCATAGAACGCTGCGAACACGAGACCGGCAACAATCGGACGGTCATCCTTGTGCGCAGTCTCAATGAGTAAGTCGAAGGCCGACAAAGGAAGCGACTGATCGGAGTCAATCATCAACAACCAGTCAGCGTGAGAATCATCCAAGAAGTTCTTCACGATAAGGTTGCGAGTTCGAGCCAGAAGGCCAAGCCCTTGCACAGTCTGCAACGAGTCAATCCTTGGTCGACGCTCACGCATCAAACCCACAAGGTCAATCGTCAACTGTGTGTCAATCGAACCATCGTGAGGAATAGCGATGCAAACAGTTTCACGCGACCTCATCGAGTCTCACGATCCGTTGTCGTCACCCGAATGTCCGAAATCTGGTCGACAGTTTCCAACACTTGCTCAATCGTGCCGTCGGCTTCAAGCACCTTCTCGATGGCGATTGCAGCCTCAAGAAGTAAAGTCTTCATCTTGCCCATGTAGTCCATCCCCTGATGTAGTGAAGTGCCAAGTGGCAGCCCTAGACCTAAGCCTAGAGCCGCCACCTGACGGATTCAGATTAGTAACCTGAAGGAGTGATTGCGCCAGTTCCGCTGATGCCAGAAACGGCCTTAGCGTAACGGTGAATCAGTGCGCAGTAACCATATACCTGGAAGCGGACGGTGAGGTTCGCAGACAGAACGTCTGGAAGAACGCGAGTCTTCACGCCTGATTCGAACAGGTATGAATCGCTGAACTTACCAACCAAGATTGGTGACTGGTTCGTGCCAACAGTGTTCTTCAGTGTTGCGTCAACGTAGACAGGAACACCGTAGATTGAACCAACAAGACCAGCAGCAGCGCCAGGAGCGGTTGTTACACCACCGGCGTTGAATAGGCCGTTGCCAGTTGGAACGATAAGTGGACGGCTGTTGCCATCAACTGCACTGGCTAGCCAGTACCAAGTCGAAGGAGCCATAACGATGGCTTCAACATCCTTGTAACGGTTCGTGACAACATTGCTGATTGCCTTCGTGATAGCAGTCAGACCGCCAGTTGCAGATGGAGTGGTTTCAGTCCAAGTGGTTGGGATACCGTTTGTGGTGTCCGTACCAAGTGTGACGAAGCCCTTCAGTGAGCCAGCAGTTCCAGCGCCGTTGCCTGAAACAGCAGTGTTTAACTGCAAGGCATAATCGGACATTAAATCTGAAAAGATCAATTTGTCAAGGCCACCGCTGATTGGTGACTGCTCAACGAGCTGGATTGAAACATTCTCGAAGCCCGAGATAGTTTCCACACGACCAGTGACCGTCGAGGTAACCATGTCGCGAGGTGACGTTGGTGCGTAGGTGCTTGAGTTGTCAGCAGCCTGAAGACCGGTGCGAGTACCTGTGGTGATAGCAGGAATGTTGATGCTATCGGTGCCAGCAGGAAGCGCCATGTTGGTGGTCAGGTTAGCGGTAACACGAGCCGCACGAGCGAACTCTGCGTATTCGTTGATGAGGTACAAAGGTGGAACAAAGTCGCCACCGCTTGTGTCGGTGCGGTTGATGTCACGAAGTTCAACAGCCATTTCAGCCTGGTGGCGGTTAAGGCGGTCGAATGAATCGCGGTCACCACGAAGCTGTG